AGAGTAATTTTAGCCACAAGTGTTGGCCCACAAAATGGTTTAGTTTTTTCAGTTGGTAGTTATACAATTCCAGGTAAAAATAAAAGGGTAAAAAACACATATCTTAAGAAAGGTCCTGATGGGTTGGAACAATCTTTTTCAGCATTAATAACTGATAAAATTTACATGTTATCCACTGAGGCAAAATCCCCCAATTTTGAGAATAAAAAACCAATTTCTTTTGAGAAGTTAAACAAATACGAAATTAAACAAGAAGAATATTTGGAATCGATTGAACCAAACACATTTTCACTTGTTAGAGGTGAGGTATTATTACAGGTATTGTATAGTATGGCCAATCTTTTTGCTAGTCATATCCATCATATGGAAAAACCATTATTACAAGATGACCCCAATTATATCGATTTACAGACTAAAATTTCAAATTTAGAAGGTGACATGTTGAATAGTTCAATTAAGATTAATTAATTGGATATTTATAAATAAAAAAGATGTCATATTTCCGTTCATATTTTGAAAAAAACAATACTATTGTAAAGGATTCTCAGACAAATACGTCTAAAAACCCTAATACCGACATATTTTTCGGTTCTGGTTTTTCTAAATATATCTTTAAAGTTGATTTTTCTGATTTAAAAACTAAAACAGATAATGATGATTTGGTTCTAAATTTAAATACAACTAAACATTACCTTAAAATGACAAACACCATTTTTGGTGATGAAGCATTAATTGGTCAAAATGGTTATAGTGGTAGATTAAGAGCAACTTCATTTGATTTAATTGTTTTTAAAATACCTGAATTTTGGGATGAGGGATATGGTTTTGATTATGACCAAGTTTATGATTTTAATGAAGATAACAATACATTTGACCAACGACCTTCTAACTGGTATAATAGAACTACATTAAGTGCTTGGACGATAAACGGTATTTATAACGCATCTCCAACCATCGTTACTACCGCACATTTTGATAATGGTAATGAAAACTTAGATGTTGACATTACAAACTATGTTAATGGTGTTTTAACGGGTGCCACAGACCATGGTTTAGGTGTGGCCTTTAGTGTACCATATCAATTAGTTCCTCAACCAGTTGACCAATCTGTCTCATTTTTCACAAAATACACACAAACCTTTTTTGAACCATATGTTGAATCAGTGTTTGAAGATAGAATAGATGATGATAGATTTGATTTTATTGAAGATTTACAACAAAATCTATATTTGTATGTCACAAAAAATGGAAATTATATAAATTTAGATTCAGTTCCTACTGTTGATATTTTAAACTCAACTAATACACCAATTAGTGGATTAACAGGAATTACATCAACATTAGTAAGAAAAGGTGTTTATAAAGTTACTTTTGGAATATCTGGTATTAATTGTGATGGTAAAAAATTCTTTAGTGATGTTTGGAAAAACATATTCATTGAAGGTGTCCAATTTGATAATACCGTACAAAAATTCATACCAAAACCACTTTCTTCAGGATTTTCTATTGGGGTAAATCAAACTGATTTAGAACGTTATTCAATACAATATTTTGGAGTTAATCAAAACGAAAAAATAAAAAGAGGTGAAGAAAGAAAAATTGTAATAACATTTAGATCAATTAACACCCCAAAAAGTGTATTATTAGACGAGGTACATTATCGAATTTATATAAACGAAGGACTTGTTCAGGTTAACGTTCATGATTGGACTAAAGTTGATAAAACAAACGAAAATTCATTTGTTTTAAACACATCATACCTTATTCCTCGTGAATATACTTTAGAGATAAAAGGTAAAACATTCTCAGAGGAAATTTTTTATAAGGATAAAATAAAATTTGAGATTGTGTCTGAAAAGTAAACTATTTATATATATGAAAAAAATCATTCTAACCGAGTCCCAACTCAAAAAGATAATACAAATGGAATCAGAAAATCACATTTCACAAGATGGAACATATATGGTTTTAAGTAACCTAATTCAAATGAAAAATGATATTGAAAAGATATTAAACTTTAAACATATGCCAGATTTCCCTAAATTAGTAACAGGGGAACACGCTTGGGCTGGTGACCATATCACAACATCTAAAGACGACATTGAAGAAGTTGCAAATTTTATGGAAGGTTACTTTGAACAAAAAAACCTATCTGAATCAAAAAAAGATTTATCTGAAAAATGTTGGGATGGGTACAAACGAATTGGTAGTAAGAAAAAAAATGGAAAAACGGTACCAAATTGTGTACCAGTCAATGAAGCGAGTAGTCCTGCACAACAAGCGGCAATTGCTATTAATATGAAGAAAAAAGGTGTTGAACCTAAAAATCTATCAGAAAAGGAAATGTATGAGGCGATGGAAATAGACGAAAGTAAAAACTGTCCAACAGACCCCGCAAAATGGGCAGCATCTAAGGCTAAAGCTAAATCTAAATTTGACGTATACCCTTCTGCCTACGCAAATGGCTTCGCAGCTAAAGATTATAAGGCTAAAGGTGGTGGATGGAAAAAATGTAAAAAATAATATGAAATTCATAGTATCTAAAGAAGATAAAGAATATATAGAAGAATGTTTAAAATCAGGTGAGGTCTTACAAGAAGACCTTAGAAGATGGTTTAAAGAAAAGTGGGTTGACGTAAGTAAAAAGGTTGACGGAAAACACCCACCATGTGGTAGAAAAGACGCCGACGGAAAGTCCTATCCAAAATGTAGACCATCTAAAAAAGTATCTAAAGAAACCCCAAAAGTTGCGTCCTCTTATAGTAAGGAAGATAAAAAATCGATGACGTCTCAAAAAAGACGAGCGGAAAAGAAAGACCCTAAAGTTGGTAAGGGTAATAAACCTACAATGACAAAATTTGATGAGTCAATGGAAAAAAAATTAATTATACAAATTAGTGAAGAACAATTTGAAAGATTGTTTGAATTTAATGAAGAAACACCAGTTTTAATATATGAAGATGAGTTTGGTTCAATAGAAAAGACAAACTTAGAATCTACCAATCTGTTAAACGAGGCTGAATACCAAGGTCGTAAAGTACAACTTGGTAAAATTATGCAAGGTGATATTAAAAAGTTTAAAGTTTACGTTAAGAATGGTCAAGGTAAAGTTGTTAAAGTAAACTTTGGTTTTGGTGGTAAATCCGCTAAAGGTAAAAGAATGGTAATTAAAAAGAATAATCCTGCAAGACGTAAATCGTTTAGAGCACGTATGAATTGTGATAATCCAGGTCCAAGATGGAAACCACGTTATTGGGCTTGTCGTACCTGGTAAAAATTTAATATGAACTTACAAGAGAATATACAAAGGATTAGACAAATGATGATTTCTGAGGAGATGGTACAATCTGATGCTTGGAAGTCAATTAAGAAAACGTTGGGTGTTCTTGAAAATAAGAAAAAAGTTTTACTATTAAGTTGTTCTAATAGACATAATTGGGACAAGAATGATATTGATATACCAAAATCAAAAATGATTGCAATGTATCTTAATGAAGAATTAGGTAAAAAATCAACATTAATAGATGTATCAGAACTAAATATAGTTCCTTGTGAAGGTAATGTATCAAGGAAAGACGGTAACAGTTGTGGTTTATTAAAAGCAAAACTTAAGGATAAAGACAAAAATCCGACCGGTCATCACAGATGTTGGGCTAGTATTAACAATCCCAAAGATGAACTTTGGAAAATAAGTAAGGAGTTGTTTGAATCTGACGCTGTGATATTTCTCAGTTCCGTTAGATGGGGACAAACAAATATGTTTTATCAAAATCTAATCGAACGTCTAACTTGGATAGAAAATAGACACACAGCGTTAGGTGAATCTAATTTAGTTAAAGATATTGAAACTGGATTTATTTGTACGGGACAAAACTTTAATGGTGTAAATGTTAATGATTTACAAAAGAAAGTTCATGAATTTTATGGTTTTAAAATAAATGATGATTTGTATTGGAATTGGCAATATACTAAAGATGTAAATGATGAATCATTAAAATCATATAAAAATTCACATATAAAATTTATAAAGGATACTAAAATACCTGATACTCAATAATAAATAATATTAACCCCACACTCACTTAAAAGTTGTTTAGCCTTACTTTGGGACTCATCCCACTTTTCTTTATTTTTAGTGGTACAGACTTCTTTACAATACACCGTCTTTATACCCGAATTAACAATTCCTCTGGCACAATCCATACAAGGTAGTCCCGATGTTAAATAAATTGTTGAGTTTTTAAGGGACACCCCTTCTAATGCGGCATTATATATTGCATTACGTTCTGCATGTTCCATCCAGAAGTATTTCTCAGGTCTCTCTTGACGTTCTTCTAATGAATCGTCCAAACCCCTTGGAAACGAATTATAACCCGTAGAAAGGACGTTATTACCCTCACCGACTACGACGGCACCTATCTGTGTAGATTGGTCCTTAGATTTGAGTTTTACCACCTCAGCAATCTGTAAAAAATACTCTACCCAATTCATTATATTAATCTTTGTTTTGACCAAAACCACACTCTATTATCTGAATACCTATATAATGATTTTGCGTCTTTTTTTTCCACTAATTTACCAATCTGTACTAAGTCCGAATGATTTTTTATATCTATTCCCACATTAAAACCACTTTCCGATTTTTCATATGTGGTATTAACCATTGGTGTTTGATATTTCCCCTCATCGTCTAGTTTCAATGTTCTAATCATTTCAGTTTTATTCAACTTACAATCAATACCTCTTGATTGGATTAATTTCTCTAAGACGTCTAATCTTAATTTATTGTAATCTACTTCGGACATAAAGCAAATATACGTAATATTCTGGAATATACCAAAAAATAAAAAACCCCCACATTTCTGAGGGGGTTTTTTAATATGATAAATCCTAAGATTATCTTAAACTATCCATGTCAAATGTTTGGATACCACTTACATTGATTACACCGAAGTAACGGTTGTTCACCATTTTCTTTGCGTAACGTGTCATGATTCCTTTGATAGGAGTCATTGTAAATGGATTGTACATTGTTGGAGTTAATTGTAATGGCACGTATGGTGCGTATACATATCCTGCGTCCAATAATGATTTTCCTTTATGACCAATCAAGATTTTTCCAGCTGGGAAGTAAGGGTCACGATACACTTGGTAACGACCTGCTACTGAACCGATTTTCTCGATACCCATGTTGTATTGATCTTGCTCAGGTTCTGCGTTTGATACGTGGAAATATTCCAAATCATCAAATACTGCAGAAACTTCAGAAGAAACAACAACCCAGTTAGCACCACCTCTTAAAGTAGTCTTATGGATTTGAGCTGAAATTTGGTTGATTTTTGTAACCAAAGTTTGGTTCCAATCTTTTTGAGTGTAACCTTGTAGAGTTGCTCCACCAGTTCCACCGTATTTCCAACCATTGTAATCCCATTTAGCGGTCCAAGCAGCACCTTTACGTAAGTCACGTAAGATTTCACGGTCAACCTCAGCAGCGATTTGCTCAGATAACAATGCAGTCAATTCTGCCTCAGCATCGATGTTGTGGAATGCACTAACGTCTTGAGCCAATTCAGGAGACCAGCTAGCTCTTAATTTTCTTTCAGTCACAGAAACTGTTACTGACTCTAAATCAAAAGATACTTCACCGATTTCATCTTCAAACTCTAAAGTTGCATATTGACGGTAAGTGGCTGTGAAGTCAGTACCATCTAATGTAGAACCTGTGATTATTGCTCCAGCAAAACCAGAAGTTGCTGAATATGATTGTAAATCAACACTTAAGTAAATTGTACCATCTTCATCACAAATGTCTCTAAATAAGTTACCGTTAGTACCTGAAGACTTTTGTCCGTAAGATACGATACCTTTACCATATTTTTGAGTTACAACGTTGAACGGTAAGTAAGTTGAACCACTTAACGATTGTGAACGAGGTGCAGTTACTGTTAATGAAGCTAAGAACTCTTCTGTATCCATTTCGTTACCGTCTGGACCAGCTAATTTACCTTGACCTAATTTAGAAAATCCTGTTAACTTTAAGATAACTGAATCGTATGTTTGAGTTGCTCCTGTAGCGATAGTTACTGGAGAACTTTCAACACCATTTGAGAAAGTTACAATAGATGTACCTGTTAAAGAAGCTACTGTGAAAGAACCCTTTGAGTAATCAAAAAGACCTTGGTCTGCAGCATCACTGTTTTCGTAGAAACGATCGTAAAGAGGTTTCGCAGTTGCAGGATAACCAGCAGTTGCAGAAGGAGCTGAAGCAGCATCAGGATAACCGTATGGTTTATAATGTGCGGTATCATTTCTTTCTTGAATTTTTGGTACGAAATAGAATAATTTACCGATTGGTAAGTTCATAGCTTGTACAGACACGATGTCGTTAGCTAATAATTTTGAGAATACACGACGAATGATAGGGAAAACTACAGTCTCGAAAGAACCAGACGCATCTGCAATTGCAGCTTCGTTGATTAAATAAGACGCTTGGTTTTCATATAATTGTGCGATGTTATCTTTTTGGTGACCGTTAAGACCTTCTAAGAATCCTAAGTCATCCCATTTTTTGATGGTATCTTCTTTGATAACTCTAAGGTGTTTTAACCCGATGTTACCTACCATACCTGAATCTAATAATGCTCCCATGTTTTGAGTATTTTGTTTTTTAATTTATTATTTTATTTTTCCCATCAAATCTTTCATTCTTCTGAATTGTGGATTTTCGTAAGCTTTCGCTTCCGCCAATACTTCAGTTGATGTAGATGATGATGGAGTGTTAGAGATTTTTTCAACCACTGACTCGGTAACTGTTGTTTTTACACCAAGTTCAGTTTTAATTGTATTATATAAGCCCTTAGACTCATTTAATGAAGAAACTGAATCAAATCTCTTAAGAATATTCATTTTCTCTTGTTTTGTTGTAGAATGTTCAGTGAATAAACGTGTAGCGTAAGCTAAGTTTGCATTAAACACGGCAACTTCGTTAAGTTTGTCTTTGAAAAGAACTAAAGCCTTCTTGTATTCACCGTTTTGCTTTTTCAATGTTTCAATCTCTTCATTTAAAGATTTAACATTTTCATTCATTTCATGACGACCCGCCTTGTATTTTTTACCTTGACGTGGTCCTTCACCTCTAACATCGTTTCCTTGAGTTCTTGCCGCTTCAGTAGCTTCAACTTCTTTTACATCACCTTCTTCAGAAGTTTCATCTTCCTCAGAAAACTCGATTTCGTAAATTGGTTCTTCATCCATATCAGATTCTGCTCCCATTTCTGGTTCCATTTCTGGTTCCATTTCTGGTTCCATTTCTGGTTCCATTTCCGGTACAGCACCCATTGAATCGTCACCATCACCATCAAGTTTGATAATGTATTCGTTTTCTCCGTCACCAAATTCAACGTTATTACCATCTTTCTTAACTACAATACCATCTTCTGGTTTCATAGCTTTGAAAACTTTAAGTACCTCATCATCTGAAGCACCTGTCATGTCCATAACATCTTCGTCATCGATACCTTCTCCTGCCGCAGGTAATTCAAGTTCAGGCTCATCAATTGATGAATCGTCACCCATTGCGTCAGAATCTAAATCATCGATTCCTTTACTTGGTTCGTTATCGAGGTCAGTATCATTTTCAGCGTCATCAGCTTCTGCATCATCTGCAGTTGCGTCATCGTCTGACATATCGTCGTCCTCTTCATCAGGTTTAGGTTCGTCCTCAGGTTGTTCGTCCATTGGATCCATCTTTTCCTCTTCTTCTAATGATTCTTTAAGCAAGTCGCTTAGTTCTTGTTTCATGGTTGAAGCAAGTATACCTTTTGCATTTTGCTTAACAGCTTCTTCAAGATTTTGCACTTGAAGTAACGCTTGTTCTAAAATTGATTTCTCAGTCATTTTGAAATTTTGTTTTTATTATCTTATAAATAGTGTAGTTTTATGAAAAATTCTATTTTTTAATATAACTGCACCTATAAAATTGATTATTTAGATAAAAAAGTATCTAATTTACCCATCAATCTTTTCATTTTATCGTCAACTATTGGTTTTTCTTCTATTGATTCTTGATATTGATCTCTTTCAGATGGATCTGAAAATATGTAAGCTCCAGGTGTTGACGGTGATGACACCAAATCAAAACACACCAATTCAAAATCTTCTTGGACTATATTATCCCCTTTAACATTTTTAAGTGACCCCACCCCTCTAGATGAAATACCTAAAACTGCACCATTCATTATTAACATGGCCGCTTGGTCTCCTTTAGTGGAGACAATACCCATTTTCTTCCATCCTGGTGATGTGAATAATTTAATTTTTCCCATTAACATTCTACCATCCCACCAAGTTTCAACAATAGAGTGTGATACTCTATCTAAATCGATAAGTGAGGATGAAGGGTGATTTAACTCATTTAGAGCTCCACCTTTTTTAATAAGAGTTTGATATTTTTCGTTTTCTCTTTTGAGAATTGCTTCGGGATAGATTCTCCCGTTTTTGTTTGGGGTATCGTATTTTTGCAAAACAGCATAAAGAACAAGGTCTTGTGAAAAGTCCATGTTCTTCATTTCTGAAATTATTTTTTTATTATCTTCAGGAGATACGTGACCGGCGTCATACTCAATTAAAATTCCTCTACCGGTTTCTTTTGGTCCTAATACCTTCATTTATAGTTTTTATAACTATAAATACATCAATATCTTACTTATTTCTTATTTACGTTGAAATTGAATAATTTTTTATCAGATAAACCATTATCTATGATATTTTCTAACAATTCTTTAATGGTCTTTTTAATCTCTTTAGATTTAACATCGAATTGAGTGTCAACGTATAATGTGATTTCTAAATTCATAAAAGACCTCTTTTCAAGTTTTATACCTTTAGTTCTAATGTCTAAATCAACTATTGATTGTTGTTTAAAATTTGGACACTTGAGATTGTATACTATTTCTTTTATTTTTCTTCTTGTTTTATTAATTGTATTATTAAAGTCGTCAGTTTCATTTTCTGGTTGTGTCCACGAATTTAATTTTAAATAAATGGTTTTAAGATTTTTAAAATCTACGGTACCATAACCGATTTTCACGTCGTTGTACGCCCCTAGTGGGATGTATTTTCCAATTTTCATTAAGGTTTTTCATTATATATTATTTATGGTGTTAATAAATTATAAAGAAAATATCTTACAATTCCAAAAATATTTTCATATATTTGTGATATACTTATATTAATATGATAATAATTGACGTAACAAAAGAAAAAAGCCTCGAAAGTGCTTTAAGAACTTACAAACAAAAAGTTCAAAAAATTAAACAAGTTCAAAAATTAAGAGCAAGACAGGAGTTTGTTAAACCTTCAGTGAATAAAAGAAAAGAGGTTTTGAAGGCGATATATGTCCAACAAAAGAAAAATGGTCTTAGTTAAGACCATTTTTTAATTCAGTTAATCTGTAATAATTAATTTTGGAGGTTTCCTTTTTTAGTACCTCATCTTTTACTTTAGATAATTTGGTTACCATTTCAGAATCTTTAGATTCATTTATAATATTACCAATTTGATTTAAAATTGATTCTTTTAATTCAGACGTTTTGTTTTCTAAATCTTCACTTGATAAATCAAGTATTGTTTTTAATTCAACTTTTTGTTCTTCAGAAAGTGTGTTAGTATAAAGTACATTAAAATTGTTTGCTAAAACAGCGTGTAATAAATTTTCGTTTGCGACAAATTTAGTCTCTTGAGACTCGTTAATTTCTTTTTTAGTTGTTAAATGTTCTACTAATTTCTTTTTTGCAATAACCTTTTTTTCAATATTTGATAATGAATCTTTTTCGGATAATATATCTAAAGACTCATATAATTCATTTGTTTCAATTTCAATATTACCCAATTTATCATGTAGAGATTCACAAAATACATTTAAATCATTCCAATTACCCATTGGTTGACCAAAATATGTATTTAATCCCTCAACATATAATTTTGCAATCTCTTTATCCTCGAAATATTTATTCTCAATTTCTTCATAAAACAAATACATTTCTTTAAATGCTTTGTTTTCTTTAATTGTGTTTAACATATCTTTAACTTCATTCTTATTTTGTTTAGAATAAGATTCAGTTATTTTAGTTAACATTTTTGATTTTATCGTTCCGAATTTGTTCATTTTTAATCGTTTAAAATATCGTTCAATTTAGTTTCTATTTCATAAATATTCTGTTGTGCTCTTTTCATATCAAATAAAGAGTTGAAATCTTCTTTTTCTTCACCTAGCATACCTAATATTTTTGATTTCTTTGATTTAGTAGATTCACTTAGTGGTGCGTCTCCTCCAGCCGCTGGTGGTTCTGGCGTTGATGGCATTCCTCCACCTAACATATCACCACCACCCGGTGCTTCACCACCTGCAGCATCCATCGCCTTTTCTCTATCTTCTTCCGAAATACCATACTTTGCATCCACATCATCAAACACACCTGAACGTTTAATTACATTCTGTGTATTGTTTAATTCAAATCCCATTGCTCTTTCAAGACGTTGTTGTTGTAAATCTAAAACAACTTCATTATCACTAAATCCAAGAATATTTTTCTTAGCCCATGTGTGAGATACAGGTAATATACCAATTTGTGATTGGTCTGATGTTGCATCTTTATAAAGTGTTATCTTCTCTTTCCACATTTCAATTTTTAATAAATCGGATTGAGATGATGGATTAGTTAATGAAAGTGTAAAATTATTTAATTCATCCTCCATACCTAAAAGATATAGATGGATTAAAGCAACTTTATTTAATTCTTGTATTAATGATTTTTGTATTTTATTAATTGTTCTTGCAAAACGTATATCCATTAATGCAAGATTTTTTCCGTCACCAACAACTTCTTCAAAACCTAAAAATGCTTTAGGAATACGAAGTGCTGCCAACATTTTCTTTTGAATATATTCAATGTCGGCAATTTCACCTAAATTTTGTGCCCCTGGTAATGTTTCAATCGGCATAGTTTGACCTGGATCACGAACAGGTACAAAATAATCTTGGTCTACAGCCATTTGATTATATCTCATATCAACTTGACCATTACGAGGGTCAGACACTGGTTGACGTTTAAATTTATTTGCAACTTTTTGTACATATGGTTCGATATCTTTATCGTCCATGTTACCCACAAATATTTTAAATACACGTCTTTCAGGTGCTCTAGATGTTCTGTAAATTAACATTGCATCTTCAGCAAGTAAAAGTTGTTTCCAAATTCTTCTAATCTTATCTAACATTGAAGTACCATATGGTAACTTTCTATCGTCACCTAACAATCTAAAATGTGCAACTTCCCAAGCTTGAAATTCTAAATCTTTATTTTTCCATTGAAATCTTAATTCTCTTGATGGTACTTTACTATCTGTATTAATTGCTTTCTTAGTTGACGCACCTTCAATTCTTTCAATTTCAATATTTGGTAATTGTTGTACACCAATAATACCTTTTTCTGGATCAATTTTTAAATAAACAAAATCATCACCATATTTCGCCATACCTCTAGCCCACATTTGTAGGTTTGTGTTAATGTCCAATTTGTTTTGAAATAAATCCTCAAGTATTGTTTTAATTCTATCTGATTCCGAGTATATTGTTAATATTTCACCCTTTTCTGACATAGTGGTAGATTCCTCAGCGTATATGTCTAATGCTGCGGATACCTCAGGAGTAAATTCCATTGATTCATAATCATAATACGCAGCCATTCTTGTTGGTTCATAGTAAACCGATTGGTTGTATAATGATTGGTCCAATTTTGACCATTTGTCTGCAATATATTGACTCTGTTGAGCCTGTAACATTGCTTTCTCGTAGTCTTCTCTACTATCTGTTTTTAATAATTCGTCTTTGTTAAAATTAAAAGATGGTGTTTGTTGAGCCTGTTGACCAGGGAAACCAAACATTCTAGTTAACTTCTGAAATACGGTGGAGTTTTGATTTGCCATTCTATATAAATACTTTTCTTTATAATATAAACTATAATTTTGATAATAGGAAGATTATTTAGATTTCCCAAATAACCACATATGTTCTCTATAAACGTCTTTAGGTATGTTTGTTGGATTATCTTTATGGTAAATATTGTTAGTATCCATACCCATTGCACCTATTTGGTCAAAAGATGAACCATATGAGTAATGTGTTTTAGAGGGTTCATAAGTTCTTTCGGATAATGCCCATGATTCAATTACCGCCTTATTTTTAGAATCGTTCCTTTGTAATTGATTGAAACACATATCACCAGCATAAAGAGCCATCGACATACTCATAATTGAGTCGTCATGAGCCCCCTTCATGTGGTCAGGTCTTCCATTCATATAAACAAAAGTGTTTAATTCATTTAATAGTCGACTTGACCTAACTAAAAATCCTTTTCTAAGTTGTTCTTCAAATGCTGCAACAATTTGAGTTCTTTTATTGTTAAAATTTATACCAGGAATTTTATCTAAAGCCTTTCTATTATATTCCCAAATATTCTGAGTGTTAATCCCATCAATGAAAAGGTTTTTGTAATTCATTTCTTGTAACTTTCTTGATGTTGCAACACCCATACCACCAGTAATATCAATCACAATAAAACAATCGTATAATATACCCCATTTGTATGCAATATTAGCCAAATCATCTGGTGGTATTTTTCCTATGTATTCAACAACTTGTTCTCTATCGTCAAAATCAACAATATTAATTGAAGAAAAATCCTCACTATCTCCTCTACTAACATCGACACCCATAATATACCTATGACCTTCAACCGGCTCTTTCCACTGCCAAAACGTTCCTTGCATATACTTTTCTTTAGGAACTCGTATCATATTCTTAGCGATATTCTCTTGAATATCACCAGGAATAACTCCATCTCCTGAACCTAAGAAGTCACATTCCAATTCCTGTGCAATCTTACGTCTATCATATTTAAATTTCTTAGACATAGATTCAAACCAAGATGAAAATGGTTTATATCCTTGTTCCACCAGTTCTTGGTATTTTTCAATATCAAAGTCATGTAAAACAACTTCATTGTCGTCATATTGTTCTCTATTTAACATGTAATGACATATGTCAGAACATTTTACCCAAGATAAGTCTTTAGTGTAACGTGGGTCTTTAAACCACCTTAAATCGGTTATATGGAAATCATTGATTCCACGTAACGCTTGGTCGTAAACACCGTAATAGATGGGGTCATAACCATTTGGTGTGGAGATAAGAATAATCTTACCACCCGTTGATAGGGACGCCATAGATGCCGCCCAAAAATCATCACCCGCTTCAATGTATGCTGCCTCATCAAATACAAGTATCGTTGGTGTATAACCACGTAACGCATCCGCAGATGTTGCTACCGCCTTAACCTCACAACCATTGTTTAATCTAAATCTACTTTCTGAGTTTTTATCGGGTGAAAACCCAACATTAATCCATTCAGGCCATTGTTCAATAAAGTGTCTAACCTTATTAGCCATCTCCACTGCGGTGTCTCTTTTGTTTGCAATAAGAAGAACTCTTTCAGGTTCACTTTCTTTTGCTGTTTGTAATTTTTTTGAAATCCAAGCTGCGGTTACTGTTGTTACACCTGCCTGTCTATATTTTCTAGTGATGTTTTCATTATAATTTTCATAATCCTGAATTAATTGAATTTGGTCAGGAAATAACTCTAATGGAACATATTTTTTTTGAGTATTATCATAAGTCTGCAGATATGTTTTTAACGCATATGGGGCATCTTTAATAATCTTTGCATATTCTTTTAATTGTTCTAATTTGGAATTCATATATATAAATACAAAAAAAGGGAGGTTAAACCTCCCTTGTATTATCTTTTAGGTCTGTCTAATCCTAATTCTTTATAAATGTCATCATCATCTTCATCGTCGTCGTCGTCATTGGATAACGAAATACCCGGAATAGTCATTATCCAATCTTTCAAATTATTATCAGGAGTTTCATCAGATAAATTCTCTAATTCAACGTCAAATTGATTCATCGCATCTTCATATTCTTCGTCATTTAAATCTTTTACAATACTATCAATTACTTTTTGAATTAATTGAGCTCCCCTTTGTGAACCTGAAATTACCTCTCTTAAAAATACTAAAAATTGTTTAGCTGGTAATTTAAATATTTCCTCTAATAAGAAATTCTTAATACTTTTTGAATCCTCTTCACTATATTTGTCAGGTATTTGAGACCTCAATCTATTCCAAATTGCTGGACCTAATCTTAAATCCCAAACTTCTTTTTGTAAAATATCTTCAGTTTCGTCAATTTTATTCCAAGTTTCTTGATCATCAGGTATACCAGCACCTGCGATTACTTCAAATATACCTTTAGTAAGTTCATGTACTAATACTACAAAATTTATACCTTCAGCAATAATTTTTACTTTATTATCTTCTTCACCTCCCTCATCTTCACCTCCCTCATCTTCACCATCCATGCCAGGTTGTTCTTCATCACCACCTTCCGATTCTGGACTTTGAAATATAACTTGAACTCTACCAGCAACACTACTACTAAGATTTTTAATTGCATCATTACTCATTTGCCAATAAAAACTATCATTTATTGACATCATCAATCCGTAACATCTAATAAGTTCTTCTCCATTAGCGTTACCCACTATTTGTTTAATTAAAGTAGAAACACGAGTAAAATCCAATTCACCTTCACCTGTTTTTATTGATCCAGTGTGTAACCAATGACCCTCTTTTGATGCACCTTGTATTAACGCGTTTGTTAATCGTCTTTTAGCTTTTTCTAAATTTAAATCTTGTAATGCTTTAGCTAATAATGTCTCATCATGTATAAAGTCATTATCTTCTGGTTGTTGTGGTTGTGATTCATCACCATCTTCATTGTCATCTGAATCAACATCAACTTCAGGTTCATTTACTTCTGGACCTCTTTGTTGTTGCATCCCTTCAGTAGAACTAATTCCCCCTGTGATGGTGGCGGTTATGTTAAGTTTACCTTCAGGTACTGAATACTCTTTCAAAACAATTTGAATTGCAAGTTGTTCTAATTCTCTTTTATATTGAGATTCAATCGTTGTCGTCTTCCTCAATGCATCCAACATAATACCGGATAAAGATGCATCTTGTATGTTACCACTAAAATTTGAAAATTCTCTTACTTTAGCAACCACATCTCTATATCTCTCCGACGCTAATAATTCTTGAAAATTTTGATTTGGATTTCCCGTTTTTGGAAAAGGTACCTTTTTAAGTGGGGTATCACCTGTTGCTAATTTTTGTTGTATAGATTGATCTGGTCTATCTTCACCATCAAATGTCATTGCCATTTCGTTCAAATTTTCTTTGATTAAAGATAACAATTTTTTCTTAGATAATTTCATAATTTTATAAATTATTTTTTTTCCTGTAACGCCTTAGGTCTTGGACTTGGTTTTGGACCTGGATTAAATGGGTCTCTTTTTGGTCTAGCCGGTTTAGTTCCGGGAACAACTTTTGGTTTACTCGGAGCAACTGCTGGTGCTGAAGATGTAATAGCATCATAAGTCATAAATTCAGGAATACCATTGTGTCCTTTTTTTACATTAGCACCGTGTTGTGGTTCCATAACCTCAGATTCGGTAAGTTTACTTTTAATAAGTTCCATAATTTCATTTTTTGATGTAAAACTATGAAAATTATTTTCAGCTAACGCCTCAACCCATTCTTTAACATCTTCCTCTTTCTTTTTGTGACCGTTAAAATTTGGTGAAGGTTGTTTCCCTACTACGAATCCTTTTTTCTTTTTTTCTTTTGGTTCATTACCTTCTTTATCTTCTTTATCTTTTTTCCAAATATTATAAAATTTAGTAAGTTCACTTTCAACCTCATGGTCTTCAGGATCTCTACCTAAATCTTTTTTTAATTTTTCTTTTGTTGCTCCTATCACAATACCATGTATTGATTCGTCCACTTCTCCCTCTTCAGTTTCACCTTCTTCTTTTTTCTTAGGTGTAGTTTTCTTTTTAGGTGTTGTAGATTTACTGCCAAACAAATTTGAACCACTTGATTTTGAACCTTTTACAGTTAATCCCATATCCACTTCATTAACGTCTTTCTTTTGACCATCAATTTTTCCGTTGTGGTTCTTATCTAATTTCTTTTGTCCACCTTTCAATTCTTCTTTAACCTCAACCTCAGTATTTGGGTCTTTAGCTAACGCCTGTAATTTTGGGTCTGTTTTTAATTTATCGGCATCAACGACAATTCTTTCATGTAAATCAGAAAGTTGTTTATCATTGAAATTAACCAATGTTTTTTGAGAAAACCCTTCTTTAACTAGTTGTCCAACAATTACGTCTCTTTTCATATATTATTTATTTTAATGTTTTCGTTTAATAGAATATAACCTCTTTGTTTTAATTTTTTTGTAACATTTTCTAAAGATTCCGCAAATTTAAATGATAATCTTTCATTTTCTGAATCAAAATCAAATTTTTCCCAAGCTAACGATATAACACCATCTACAGCATCAATAACTCCGAAATAATCGGAGTTTTGAATAAGTTCTAATTGTAAATCTGTGTTCTTTAATAACCCAACTACATCAACATATTCGATGTCAGGAGATTTAGATTGTTGGTTAGCCGAAGCAGGAATGATAAACCACTCCCCCATATCAATCTCAGTACTTTCACTAAAAACAAATTCATACTGTTTTTGACCTTTGTAATCTGAACCAATCTCATTGACATATATTAGATGCATTTTAGTTGAAATATTTACTTAAAGTTTCACCGATACTTCTATGAATTTCATTTTTAATTTCATCCAAATCTATCTCCTTTTCAACATCAGTTTGTTTTTTATCATTTCCCATCTCTAAATCGGCACTTTTTGATAAATCGTCACCACCATCAACAAAATCATCTAAAGATATTTCCATTTGTTCTCCCGGTGCTGGGTTATTAATAAACTCATCTAATGCTGACATTGTGTTCTCTCCCAAATCTTCATCTGATGTTGGTTCTGCAGCAGCTTCAGGTGATGGTTCCATTGCTGGTTCTTCTGAACCCATTTCCCCACCTTCTTCCTCCTCACGTTCAAATTTCTTTGCGATGTCTTCAATATCATCATCGTCTAATTTGTCTAAATCAACCGCAGATATAATCATATTTAAAATATACTTTATATCATCACTTTCCATTCTATCATGTAAATCTCTCAATTCTTGACCTAACTTTCCTGCAAATTTTTGAGCTTCAGCCATATAGTCTGAACGTTTAGAAGATTCACCACCTTCTAATCCAGTCATATCCACACCATCAGCTGGAGGAAATTCACTAGATGGTGCTGCCGATGCGTCAGGTGCAGGTTCCATACTTGGAGCAGGTTCCATACTTGGAGCAGGTTCCATACTTGGAGCAGGTGCTGCGTTCATTGCTGGTTCAGCCATTGGAGCTTCTTCTTGTGGTTTGTTTTGTTTTAAAACATACTTTGTTGCTTCCTGTATATTTTCCTGTCCGTTTAAAAGATTTAATCTTTTATATGCGTCAGCATACGAATTAAATCTATTTTTGTTTTTCATAAACATACCACCAATGTAATCCAATGATGATTCGTTCAAACCTCTTTTTACGTAGTAACCGTCTTTTTCTTTGACAATACCAAATATTCCACCTGTTTTTGATTCTTTAACCAGTTCAGGTTTAGTAGATGAATTTGATTTTTTATTTTCGTTGAAATACGTTAACTCAAGAATTCTTTTTAATTTGTCTTCTGTGTTAAGTTTTTCACTGCCTAGGGGTTTTATCTCTGCCATTTTTTTTGATTGTTAGATATACTTATTCTTATCCTATAAATACATACATATAGGGAAAAAATAAGGTTCTTTATTGTGTCACCGACAATTTCTTGTCTGTAAGTTTAGTTTTAAGGTCTAAAAGTTTATGAATGTATCCATTTCTTCTTAATAATTTGAAAGTTAAGTTCTCATAAGAATACTCTCCTCCTTCATCTAATCCACTCTGTCTGAATGATTTTAACTTTTTTCTCATGTTTTCAATTTCATCAATAGTATCAACACCTTTTTTACTCTTATCAATAATTAGGTCGATTTTCTTCATGTAATCCTCAGCTTTTTGTAAAATCATTTTATCGTCAATCTTAGGATTGTCTTTTTTTGGTGAAACAATCCACTTATTGTTTAAAATTGAATATACACCGGAAGATATATGTTCTTCATTAACATCTTGAACATATAATTCGACGTCAAATCCTTTAATAATGATGTTGTGTTTTTCGTTCCACACATTTTTCTTGGCGTCAAAGAATTCTTTTAAAATATCTGAATTATATTTCGATTCTTTAAAATCAATAATGATATGTAAATCTACGTCTGAATAATTTGACCAGTTATAATTTGATAATGATCCTGTTAATACGATGTCGTGTATGAAAAATTCGACACCTAAGGTTGATATGAAATCCTCAGAAATTTTAATTAACGCCTTTCTGATGTCGTCACGCATAGTGAATTTACCCTTTGATTCCTCAAAAATATTGTCAGATAATGAATCCTTAGTCTTAAATGACTTTACGATTTTCTCATCCCCAACCTTATCCTCAATTAATTCTTCAAATAAACTCATCCTATTTTTTTATACTTATGTCCTTTAGCGATATTTTCGTTAAAGTGTTTTCCTTGTGATTCAGCAAGTCTAAACTTAGTGAATTTTGTCCAAGGAACTTTATTGTATTCATAAATAGTTCCATTATTAAAAGTGACAGTTAAGTCCTCGCTCTCTGTGTTATAAGATGCCTCTTTTAAATTTGATGAGTTGATGATAACGTGTATCATCTTACCCTCGATTCTTTCTGATGTTATTCCCATATCATTAATATATGTAATAAATATCAAAAAGAAAACCCCGATTTCTCGGGGTTTCGTTTTAATCTAATTTTTTAAATTTAAACTCTTTAGAGATGAACTTGTTAAAGTACGTCCCTTGAGACTTTGCCAGTCTAAATTTAGTAAACAATAACATTGGGATTTTACGGTATTCGTAAGAAGCCCCCGAATTGAATGTAATTGTTAATCTTTCTGATAATGAGTCATAAGATGCTGACTTAAGACTTGAAGATTTGATTGTTACATCAATCATTTCCCCACTGATTTTTTCTTTTTTTATTGACATGATTTTATAGTTTTATATTAACAATAATACAAAAAATAATCGATAAAAAAAAATTTTTGACATTTTGTCTATTATTTGGTTTTTTGTATAGAATGTGTTATGTTTGTATACATAAAACTTATTAAATATGGCAGTAGATTTTTTTGAAGATGGACCAACAGTTAACCCTAAGAAAGTAAGGAAAGGTTCGAATACCCCGATTTTGGATAATTTTTCTCGAGATTTAATAAAACTTGCAGAAGAAGGTAAGATTGACCCTGTTGTTGGTAGGGACAAGGAAGTGAAAAGAATTGCTCAAATTCTTTCTCGTAAAAAGAAAAACAACGCCGTTATTGTGGGTGATCCTGGTGTGGGTAAATCTGCATTAGTTGAAAAACTAGCATTAATGATTCTTAAAGGTGATTGTCCAACAAATTTATTGGATAAACGAATTATGTCTTTAGATTTAACGTCATTAGTTGCTGGAACTAAATATCGTGGACAGTTTGAGGAAAGGATAAAAGCAATTATTAATGAATTACAAGAAGCCCCAAATGTTATCATATTCATTGATGAATTACATACTATGGTTGGTGCGGGTAATGCGAGTGGTGCAATGGACGCCGCAAATATTCTTAAACCAGCATTGGCTCGTGGAGAATTACAATGTATTGGTGCGACGACCTTTGATGAATTTAAAAAACACATTGAAAAAGACGGGGCATTAGTTCGTCGTTTTCAAAAAGTTATTTTAAAAGAACCCACATCATTAGAAACGATTGAGATTTTAAAAAATCTAAAAAATTCATATCAAGAATTTCATAAAGTAACGTATGAAGATGGAGTGATTGAAACTATCGTTAAACTTGCAGGTCGTTATATCACTGATAGACAATTTCCTGATAAAGCGATTGATGTTTTAGATGAACTTGGTTCTGAAAAAAGGATTTCAACTAGAATTCCTGAATCCATTGAAAAATTAAAGAAACAGGCGGACGAAATTAAAGAAAGAAAAATCCAAGTAGTGAAATCTCAAAATTATGAGCAAGCAGCCAAATTAAGAGATGATGAACGAAAAATAATGGATAAACTTGAAGACGAAAAAATAAAATGGTCTGAAAAACAAAAAGATAATAAAATACCCGTATCAGTTGATGACGTTTATGTGATTATTTCCGAAATGACTGGAGTACCAATTTCAAAATTAGATTCTAAAGAAACTCAAAAGTTATTAAATTTTGAAACATTACTTGGGGAAAAAGTAATTGGTCAAGAAGAGGCTGTAATGACAATATCTAAATCAATACGAAGAAATCGTGTTGGAATAAAAGACGCTAATAAACCAATAGGTTCGTTTATTTTCTTAGGTTCCACCGGTGTTGGTAAAACATATTTGGCGAAGACATTAGCTGAATTTTTATTTGGTGACCCTGAAAAAATTATTCGTATTGATATGAGCGAATATATGGATAGACATAACGTTTCAAAATTAATCGGTTCTCCTCCAGGTTTCGTTGGTTATGATGAAGGGGGTCAATTAACTGAGAAAGTTAAAAATAACCCATTCTCTGTCATTTTATTTGATGAAATTGAGAAGGCTCATAAGGATGTTTTCAATTTACTATTACAAATTTTAGATGAAGGACATTTAACAGATTCATTTGGTAGAAAAGTTAATTTTACGAATTGTTTAATTATCATGACATCAAACATCGGAGCCAAAAAAGTTTCAGAGTTTGGTGGTGGAGTTGGGTTCTCAACATCATCTTCTGAAGTTCAAAAATATGAAGTTAGAAAGACAATGATTCAAAAGGCATTAAAACAACAATTTAATCCTGAATTTTTAAATCGTATTGACGATGTTGTTCTATTCAATTCATTAAATGATGAAACCTTAAAGAAAATTATCAATATTGAAATTGGTAAATTGAATAATCGTTTAAAAGATAAAAACTACAAGGTAACTTTTGACAAATCAGTAACCTTAAGAGTATTTGAATTAAATTCACAAGAAGAATATGGTGCGAGACCTATTAAAAGAATTATCCAAAATCTTTGTGAAGATTTTTTAAGTGAAGAAATATTGAAAGGTAACATTGTTGAAAATGAACAAATCACTTTAAAATCCAAAGATCAAAAATTAATAATCACGAAAAAGATTGATAAATAGTTTGTTTTTTTGTAAAAACATATATATTTATATTCTTGAAGGTTCTCTTTGTCGATTACCTTTTCGTTTTTTTAATAAGTAAGTGGGGTTGAACCCACCCAAAGACCTTAAACCCCGACATCTCGTTGGGGTTTTTTATTGAAATTTTGTTTTGTGATTTAAAAATCGTATATTTACTATATATGAAAAAAGTAACATTTATTTTGGCTCTTGGTGTAGCACTTACACTATCAGCTTGTGGTTCAGAGTCAACCGCAACTCAAACAACTGACTCAACTTCGGTTCAAGCCGATACAACTTCTACTTCACTTCCCGAAACAGGAAATGCTGGGGAAATTCCAGCAGACAGCGCAGTTGTAAAATAAGAAATTGGGGGTTGGGTTATTCCTTCCCCTATTTTTTAATTCTAAATCTCTCCTATGGATAATGTAAATGAAATAAATGGTGATTTAATACTTTTAAGAGGAATTCCTGGTTCAGGAAAATCAACAATAGCAAATATTATATTATTACAACCAAATAATAATCCGCAAGAAGTTTTATCTGCGGATGATTTTTTTGTTAACGATGATGGTGATTATATTTTTGATGGCACCAAAATAAAAGAAGCACATAACTATTGTCAATTTAGATGTTCAGAAAGAATGAGACAGGGAATTGCTCGTATAGTTGTTGCAAATACTTTTACCCAAGAATGGGAAATGAAAACTTATTTTGAAATGGCTGAAAGGTATAATTACCGAGTACATTGTGTGGTTGTTGAAAACAGACATGGTAATGAAAATATTCACGGAGTACCCGAAAATAAACTCCAACAAATGAAGGATAGGTTTGAAATAAAGTTATAGATGAGTCAATTTATTGAATCTTATTTTAAAACAACATTACCAAAACAACGAAATATGAAATTTCATTCAAGTTTATTTAAAAATCAATGGGCTGTATACCCATTACCCTTTGTATATTTTTATTTTGAAACATGTGAACCAGAATCACATAGAACATTATTAGATAATAAATTATGTGGTATATACTTGTCATTTAATTGGTTGAAATGGACTTACAATATTGGATTTTATAAACCCATCAAGTAATGTTAGAAACATTAGAAAGATACCACAAAGATGGTTTGTTACATAAACAAACCCATCCAACCCTTGATTTAACTATTTGGAATTATAGTCCAAAAGTTCAGTACGAAAGATTATGGGATGAGATTACTTTGCAATGTCGTGGATTGGTTACAAATTCAAAAGGTGATATTGTTGCTCGACCATTTAAGAAATTTTTCAACTACGAAGAACATAAACCAGAAGATATTCCAAATGAAGATTATGTCGTATATGAAAAGATGGATGGTTCATTAGGTATTCTTTTTAATTATGAAAATGAGTGGATAATGGCAACACGCGGATCATTCACATCACCACAGGCAATTAAGGGTAAAGAAATTCTTGATAGACACGACATCAGTGCATGGAGAAAAGACAATACATATTTGTTTGAAATTATTTATCCTGAAAATAGAATTGTTGTTGATTATAAAGGTGAAGAAAAATTAGTTGTTATTGGTGGTTTTCATACAGAAACAGGTGAAGAAATACCTGATAGTAGTTTGTTTTGGACGCAGGATTCGGGATTTGAAGTTGTAATGACATATAAGACTTGGGGAGAAGGATATGATTTACTTAAAGAAGAAATTAGTAAAGACAGAGAGGGATATGTAATTAAATTTAAGAATGGTTTTCGTATGAAAATCAAAGGAGAAGAATATGTTAGACTTCACAAAATTTTAACTAACATATCTAATCGTGATATATGGGAATATTTGAAAGACAATAAACCGTTCGATGAATTACTTGAAAGAGTTCCAGACGAATTTAACGGTTGGGTTAAAGAAACTATTAGGGATTTTACTATTAGATTTGATAATATTAATAAGGACTATATTGAGATTTATGAGAATTTAAAATCACGAAATTTAGATAGAAAAGAGTTTGCGATTAGAGCAAAAGAATATAGACACTCTAACATTTTATTTAACATGTTAGACGGAAAAGAACATAAAAAAAATATTTGGAAAATTATATATCCAAATTATTCAAAGCCATTTAAAAATGATGAAAATTAATAATAAATTGAGATTGTATTTGGATGACGTTCGTACGCCTTTGGATAATGATTGGATAATTGTTCGTAATTACGATGAATTTGTTGCAAAAATTAAATTACATGGATTAGAAAATTTTGATGTTATATCACTTGATCACGATTTAGGTGATGGTGCTATGATTGAATATTATACAAATGTTAAAAATAATTATGAATTAAATTATAATAACATTGATGAAAAAACCGGTATGGATTGTTGTAGATATTTGGTAAGTGAAAGTATGAATACTAAAATACCCTTACCTCAAATTTATGTCCATTCAGCCAATCCTATTGGTAGTGCAAACATGATGGGTTATATAAATAACTACTTTATGAACTGTAGGACACCTCAGACCTGTATTAGGGTTAAAATTGAACACACTATAGACGAAAAACTTCATTTGTCACCAGAAGCAAGAGCGGCTAAATGGGACAGAACAAAGGGGGAAAAATAATTTTTTTTAATTAAAATATTATTTGTAATTTTATGTTCTAACATTTACTAACTAACTAAACTAAACTTAATGGGAACTAGAAAATCTGCACCGTTCATCTCTTTACAAATTAATGGAAAATATAAAGATTTTACCGATTTTTATGATGAAAATAAAGACGTTATATATGAAAATATTTTAAATATATTTAAAGAATTTAAGAATACAAGAAAAAAATCATTAGTCCTTTTTGTGTCTGCAAAAATTATGAACGTAGATTGGGAAACTGAATTCATATTTCATAAAGAAGAATCTATAGTATTAAAAAGAGATTTAATCCCTTATTTTGAAATGATTGAAGATTATGAAAAATGTTGTGAAATAAAAAATCTTTATCAAGAGTTGACAAATAAAAATTAATTTTTTATATTTTATTAATGTATTTGGAGAGATACATCTATTTTTTGTCATGTCCTCGGAGTTTTTACTTCGAGGATTTTTTTTAAAGCATCATTCTTGAGCCAATTAAGAAATTACTTAAAAATGGAGAACCTGGATTAGTATTCCCACTCATTTTGTAATTAAAACTAAACCCAAATCTTTTTGTTATTTTATAATCAAAAGCCGCCCCCAATAAAAATCCCATATGTCTATTCACGTTTGTTTCACCATTTGAACTATTCCATGATATGGGTGAGAACATTGTAAACACTTGTGGAGAAACCGTTAATTTTTTTGAATATTGATAAGGTTTAGTCCAAAATACAATTGCCGAACTGGCCATATTATAATCAAATCCACCACTATCATTTTTAAGAAATAAATTAATAATACCTACGTTATAACCATATGTACCTTTTTTTGGTGTAGGTTTAATCCAAGTGTAACCTAACAAATTCATGTAATTCCCACCTAAATATGCAAATGCGGTTCCGTATGAATGTATTGCATCTAACTGTCCATCTTTTGTTAATCCCATTTTAGTAATTCCACCCGTCATTACAATAGAACTTAAATTACTATTCACAACCAATCCTGTACTATAACTTACATCACCCGCCAAAGATGATTTACTAAGTCCCATTGAAATTGAGGCTAAATAAGTTCCGTCTGGTTGTTCTGCACCGGTTATATCTGACGCAAGTAACGTTGGATTTGTTACTTCTTGTTTTTTCTTTTTTTCTTCTTCTTTTTTCTTTTCTTCCTCTTTCTTTTTTTCTTCCTCCTTTTTAGTTTCCTCTTTCTTTTCTTCTTCTTTTTTAGCTTCTTCCTTTTTCTCCTCAGTCTTTTTTTCTTCTGATTTCTTTTCTTCTGTTTTTGTTTCCTCTTTCTTTTCTTCTGTCTTAGCTTCAGTTTTCTTTTCTTCGGTTTTTTGTTCAGCTGGTTTATCTGATTTAGTTTCCGCTGGTTTACTTTCTGCTGGTTTTGCTTCAGTTGATGATGAACTACTTGATGAAGAAGAAGATGAACCACCACTTGCGGGAGGTGGTGATGAACTACTTGATGCCGGTGGAGGTGCTGCCGTTGGTGGAGGTGCAGTAACTACCGGAGCGGGTGGTGGAGGTGCAATGTTTATTGGTGGAGGTGTTGCAGCATTTGCAGCTGCAGAACTTGCGGCGGCACTTGCCGATGAACTTGCTGCCGATGATGCTGAATTACTTGCGGCTGACGATGCACTTGCAGCTGCAGCATCTGCCGCCGCCTTTGCTGCAGCATCTGATGCGGCCTTTGCCGCAGCATCCGCAGCCGCTTTTGCCGCAGCATCCGCGGCGGCTCTAGCTGCGGCATCTGCTGCCGCCCTTGCTGCGGCTTCTTGTGCTAATCTGATATTATCGTTTTGTGGACAAGGTGTTGCAAATATACTATTCACCCATGTTTGAAAAGTACCACTACTAATGTCGGCTAATGTTACAATTTTAGATTTACCCCTAATAACAGCAACAGTTTGATTTTGTCCGAATGGAATTACAACAACATAGACTTTATTATCACACGGGTCTATGTACGTTTGTGTTATTGTACTTTGTCCAAAAGACTTACTACAAAAAAATAATATTAGGAGAGATATTATTATTTTTTTCATTACTTATTATTCAATCCTATTCCTATTTGTGTGTACCCCCTTATTGGATCGTTATCTAATTTTAAAGTAAAGAATTTGAAATCTTTTATTATTCCAATTTTAAATGTTGTAAATGTTGAATTTGATTTTGGAAATGATATACCACCTAAGTCATCTTTACCTTGCCATCTAATAACTTCACTACCAAACCCTATCATACCATGTATTCCTATATTATTAATTCTTTTACCAGCACCAATATAAAAAGTTGATTCTTTTTTCCAATCTTCTTTACTAAGTGAAAAATCAACATTGTTAATTTGTCCATACGGAAAGTATTGGTTTTGGTCTTTTGCATAAGTCATTACATAATCCATAATAAAATATCCTTTCTTACCACCAACCATTCCCCAATAAGTTGCTTGTTTATTATTAGTATACCCAAATCCAAATGCGGTATGAACTCGTTCTTTTCTAATAGTATCTCTCTTTCCATTTTCGTATACATGAATTACACTTCTTTGTCTCCATCCATAATCATCATACCAAGTATAAGGATAAGGTTGATACCATCCCCAATTACCCCAATAGTAACCAAACTGATTAACTCGACCCCAATTTTGAATACCTCCCCTACCACGTGGTGGTAATGGTTGTGATTGTTGTGGTGGGTTGTTTCTCCAACTACTCACATTTTGTTGTTGTGGTACAGATGGTTGAACTCTTGTTTGAGTTGATTGTGATGTTTGTGATGGAACGCTTCCACCAGTTTGCCTCCAAGTTGATACTTGAGCATTCAACATTATTGTGCAGAATAATATTAATATTAATATTAAACCTGTAACTAATAAAACCTTTTTCATACTGTTTCAGTTAAAATTGTGGTTAGTAAATAACCGGTTATTATTGGGAATGGTGAAAATATTAAAAAAAAGAACAACAACCTCCAAACCAATGGATCAACATTAGTACGGTGACTTAAACCACTACATACACCAAAAAAAACTTTGTCGTCGTGAATTCTTATAAATTTTTTCATAATATATCTTTTAAAATAACTCTATCTAATTCTTCAGGTCTTAACGCTAAAGTTGATTCTACGTGGCCACTACCGGATAAAACATTAACCAAATATAATCCTAACTTTTTTTCACTTATTTCAATTTGTTGTCCACATATAAACCCCATCTCCATCATTTTTAATCTTAAACAAGGGACACAGTTTTCACAATCAACTTTTTGTGGTACATCAATTACTTCACACACTCTCATACTTATAAATATAAAAAAAGGGGTTATTACACCCCTTATTTTTTATTAAATCTTTAAAATATAGTTATTTTGCAAATATTCCCTTTTTAATCATTCTATCAAGAATGTTAGCACAGGCAATATCTAACGCCTTTTTAGTTGCAATACTAATTGTTGATTGGTTGAATTTAATTGGGTCAATAGATGCATCAGATAAAAGAGTTAATTCTCTTTTTGTTGTTGCTTCACCTAAACCTGACCCACCAAATAAGACACCTGTCTCCGCATCTGTAAACCTAACCTGAAGACCTATACGAGTTACCATATTGTCTTGTATACCATTTTTAAGGTTGATGGTTTCATCTTCTGACACTGAGTAGTCATAACACTCAATCGTCACAAAATACTTTGCCAAATTGATTTTACCACGACCATCTAATTTATTCTCAGAAATACCTGCCGCAGATGCTTGAAATTGTTTTACCATCCTATTCTTAATTTCTGTCTTGTCTTCAGTAAATTTAAATCTGTTTAAGTTTTCAAGGTATTCCATAGATATATTTGCAACACCTAAACCAACACGTTTTTCTTTTAGTTCAGGATACATTTCATACATCTCGTCAGAAATTCCTGCCTTTAATATTTGAATTGGAATTTGAGGACCATCGTAATCCATGTACGCACTTATATCTCTTTTTTTTTCAAAGTCCGCCTTGTAGTCCTCTGTCTTAGTTTTACCTATTGTTTGTCCGTCAACGACAACAGCGCTTAGTAAAAAAACGCTTAATAATATTAATAATTTTTTCATACATCTTATTTTAATATAAATACATAAAAAAAGGGAGTTTTTAACTCCCTTTATATTAACCTTCCGTTTCTTCTTTCTTTTTATGAGAGAATTTATCCATTGTATCCGCGCCCATTCCGATTCCTGTAATAATCATCACAGCATTCACCAATTCAGGTGATGGTGCAAATTCGGCGTGAGAGAACGAATTTAAGATCATAGTTACACATAGGAACATTGCTCCCACAAATGCGATAACTGGTTTTACTGAAATTGAACCTCTTTCGTCTTTGAAGAGTTCAATAGCCCATTCTTTAAATTTCATAGTTTTTTATTTTTTGTCTTTTGTTTATTTTATCCTTCCGTGTGCATTTCTGCATTTTCATCTTTTATTTTACCACATTTCAAACACTCCTCGATACCGTCACCATCTAAATCTCCCCATACGTGCTCACATTGTCTATGTGCAAAGTACATATCAATTTTACCATCACCATCAAAATCAATACCGTCCATTATGCCATCCCCATCTTCATCTACTTCAACACCTGTACGGGGTTGTGGTTTGGGTACTTCAACTTCTTCACTTGTTGGTAAAACCAATGGTGCGGTCGACATAGGTACAATTGGGTTGTTTGGTAAATCGGCAGTGTTACTTAATGAGGTACCATCTTCTTCATCCATTTTTTGGACTAACATCTTATCCTTATCGGTATCACTAAACCAATAGTCAATGATTTTACCATAAGAACCGATGAAAGCTCCCAATAATAATAAAAGAAGTTCTTTCCATTCTCCGGCAATTTCATTTTTATTAATAATGGCAACAAACATACCACCAATTATTAACATAAACCCACCTAACACCAATGCTGTGATATACCATCTTCTGGCCATCATGTTACTTAATAAATCTTTAAAACCACTTGGTGATTGTTGTTTACTCATTTTTTTTTAATTTAATTTTTCATTTAACTTAATTGCTGTGTACATAACGCCACATACAATTCCGACTGTTATCAATAATCCTGATATTAAATAAAATAGTTGGTTTATCATAGAAAGCATAATTACCATTTAGGTGCCTCTTCTTTAAACTCATCACCTTCTTTTTTCTTAGGTTTTGCAACTGGTTGGGTTGTTTTACCATCACCACCTTTATTGATGATTACAGTTTTATTACCACCAGCAGCTTGTTGTTGAGTTTGATTAGTTGTAATGTTAATTACTGGTGCGGCTTGTACTGGTGCGGGTTCGGCTTTGTCACCACCACCTAACAATGTTGTTAACCATACGCCGCCAGCGGTTACTACTGTTCCTGCAATTCCAATTATTGTCTTTTTAAGACTTGACCATGTTCCTTCTTGTTCTTGTGTTTCTTCTGCCATTTTATTTGTGTTTAATTTTTAGTTTATTTTATTAAAATCTGTTATTCCTAACATATTATTTTTTGAATCAAAAAAACCAATTCTATATGCTGAATTTGGTAATGATGACGTATATACTTTAAGTATATTATCTCCAACAATTACGTTAACGGTCTCTTTTGAAACAACTCTATTTGAGATGTCAAATATCTTAATTGTTACAGATCCCACAATTTCACTTTTAACATTCATTGCAACCTCTGAAGTGACAAATGGTGATTGTAATTTAATACCTAAAGAACTAGATATTTTCAAATCTTCGGGTGCTTGTTGAATAGTTGGAAGAAAATCCTGTTCTTTTCTACAACCTGTAAGAATCATTAAACTTAATACCACTATAAATAGCTTTTTCATTTGACTTGGGTTTCTTTTATTTATTTATTATTATTGTTTTACCTAATTGATTCTTATTATTGTCTTCCAACACTAATAGTAAATATCCCTTAAGTAGGGAATTGGTGTAAATTTTTTTCACATTTTCACCCGATTTACCATTAAATTTTTCTCTACTAACCACTTGCCCACTTTCTTTATCAATTAAAGTTAAAGTATGTATACCATCGGATGGCAGTTTAAAATATATATCCTGTCCATTTGTTACTTCACTTTCCTTTACATCAAATACATAGGTAATTTGTGGTATTGGAACAGGCAGGTCTGGTTTAACACATCCCACCAATAAAATTACAAATATGAGTAATGTCTTTTTCATTAAAATTGAAAGTTTGTTCCTATCATAAACATTATTGGGTTACTCTTTTTATAACCAACTGATTCACTTAATTTATCAAAAGTTGTGTTATATCTAATATTAGTATTTAATACAAATCTTTTAGTTACCTTCCAATCGATAGATGTACCATAATATAAGTCCAAATTGAAATCATCAAAATACGATAAATCCGATGTAGTACCATCTTTAAATACTTTATATACATCACTCATTGCAAATATTTGTGGTGATATGTTTACTCTCTTTGTTTTCAATGTATATGTGTACATCACCATACCTCTATAACTTATTTCACTTGATGCCGGTATCATTGGGTATATTAAATCTTTAAAATCACCATTTTCATCTACCGTATATTTTCCTTCCCATTGACCTTCATATGTTCCCCAAAAAGATTTTGATGCAATTAAACTATATCCAAATGTTCCAAACTTTTTAGTTCTGAATACATCGATGAATGATAGTGTAATATCTTTTTGAAAATCAAAATCGGTTGAATAAAATGATTGTAATGTGGTTGTTCTCTTTTCGGTATTTTTACTAAGACCATATCCCACACCATAATAGTTCCATATAGGATTTATTGATGCTGCGAATGTGTGACCCCATTGCCCATTCATAGATGATTTATTGTAACCCAAATTAAGAGTAGTGGATACTTGCTTTCCGATTATACCAACTGATAAGTTTGAGGATGAAAGCACATCTTTTGAAAAATTAACATAGGATTGTAATACACCCACATCGTTCCAATCATCACTTTCACCAAATAATTCCTTTGGTGATAATTGTAATGTATCGGGTTTTACAATTTGGGCTTTTGTAACAAATGTAATCGAAATT